TGAGAAACAGTTGGCCATGCCATCACCTGAAGTATCATTCACACTATCTGCTGAAGATTTTGCGTGGGTTATGAAGGCTTCTGGTGTTCTTGGTTCACCACAGATTGCAGTTGAATCTGATGGTTCTAAAGTAACAGTTCTTGCTTTTGATTCATCTGATAGTTCTGCCCATACCGATGCGCTTGAAGTTGCTGATGGTAATGGTGACAAGTTCCGTTTCATCTTTAAGACAGAGCATCTTGCTAAGTTGTTTGATGGTGCCTATGATGTGCAAATCTCATCTAAGGGTATCTCTAACTTCAAACACAAGACAGTAGAGTTACAATATTGGATTTCTACTGAAACTGGTTCCACATTCACTAAAGCTTGATTGTAGTTTTTTTATTTTATATTATGAGGTATTGTGATGGAACAATTATTGTGGACGGAGAAGTATCGTCCTAAAAAAATCCAAGATTGCATACTGCCTGACCGGTTGAAAACACCGTTTCAGGAGTATGTTAATCAAGGTAAAATTCCAAATCTTCTTTTAAGTGGTGGTGCTGGTGTTGGTAAGACCACAGTTGCAAAAGCCATGTGTGAAGAAATTGGATGTGATGTAATGGTTATCAATGGTTCAGATGAATCTGGTATTGATACTTTCCGTGTTAAAATCAAAAACTTTGCTTCGTCTATGTCGCTTGCTGGTGGTCGTAAGGTCATCATCATTGATGAGGCAGATTATCTAAATCCAAACTCAACACAACCTGCTTTGCGTAATGCGATTGAAGAATTCGCAAGCAACTGCTCGTTCATTTTCACCTGTAATTTTAAGAATCGTATCATCGACCCGCTTCATAGTCGATGTGCAGTTATTGATTTTCAATTAAAGAGTAACGAAAAGAGCCAGATGGCCTCACAGTTCTTTAAGAGAATTCAATCGGTTTTGCAAAGTGAAAATGTAGAGTATGATGACAAGGTAGTTGTTGAATTGGTAAAGAAACACTTTCCAGATTTTCGCCGTGTCATTAATGAGTTGCAAAGATATAGTCAGTTTGGTAAGATTGATACTGGCATCTTGGCACAAATCGTTGATGTATCAATCAATGATATCATTAAGTTTATTAAAGAGAAAGACTTTGGTTCAATTCGTAAGTGGGTTGCAAGTAATGATGTGGATGCTACGACATTCTTCCGCAAGTTGTATGATAACTTGTATGAAGCTTTAAAACCACAATCTATACCACAAGCCGTTTTGATTCTAGCTGACTATCAATATAAACAAGCGTTTGTTGCTGACCAAGAAATTAATACAGTTGCTTGTTTGACAGAGTTGATGGTAAATTGTGAGTTTAAATGAACAATATCTTAATTAATATTTTGAAATGGATACACGATGATTGGAAATCTCACCCTCTACGCTTTGTCGTTGAACTCTTGGCTTGGGCTATCAGTATTGGATGCTCTATCACAATGGCTCTCACAGTTCCAAATCCGCCATTATTGGTCTTATATCCAGTTTGGATTTTTGGTTGCGCTTTGTACCTGTGGGCTGCTTTTACTCGCAAATCTTTTGGCATGGTTGCTAATTACTTGTTACTTACTACTATTGATACAATCGGCTTAATAAGAATGTTATGAGTAATCCATTTGACTATGTAAATGCCATTCTTCAGAGCAAGAAACAGATTATAGTTGATGATATTACAGAGAAAGATTATGTACCATTTATGACTAATCGGTCTCTTTCATACCATAAAGACTGTATAATCTATGCCAATGAAATGAATCGTAGGCATTTCCTTGACAAAAAGCTTCAAAACGACTTTTTACTAAATACTGTTAGGTCTACAAAACGACCTTTCGCCAAGTGGGTTAAGTCTGAGAAAAGTGAAGATATAGAATGTGTGAAGATGGTCTATGGGCTATCAGATTCTAAAGCTCGTGAAGCTCTACGCCTACTTAGTGATGAACAAATCCAAAAATTAAAAGAAAAAACCGAAACGGGTGGATAAACATCATGGTAGATTTAAGCAAGTTCGTTGAAGTAACTCTCAACGAGCAGGATGACTTTTTGAAGGTTCGTGAAACACTAACACGAATTGGTGTGTCATCACGCAAGGAAAGAATTCTATACCAGTCTTGCCATATTTTACATAAGCAAGGCCATTATTATATTGTGCATTTTAAGGAACTGTTTGCTCTTGATGGCAAACCGGCCAATATATCTGAGAATGATATTCAAAGACGAAACGCAATTGCAAAGTTACTAGAAGAATGGGGTTTAATTACAATTATTAATCCACAAATTATGATTGATAATATTGCACCATTACACCAAATCAAAATCATTTCATTCAAAGAAAAACACGAATGGGAATTGGTAACAAAATATAATATTGGTAAGAAGCCAGATTCATTGTATTAAGAATTCACCTTAGGACCGCTAAGTTGCGAATCGTGGACAAAACGGCTACAACGATAGGGTAGCGCTAGAGCCCGTAACTAGCAAATCACGGCAACTGTGGCATTATTGCCTCATTTGTTCTTTCCTCATGTTATAATGGTTGTATTATGAAAATAGCTGTATGTTCCGACCTTCACCTTGAATTTAAAACTATTGCCCTCACTAATGATGAGGGTGCGGATGTTCTTATTCTTTCAGGTGATATTTGTGTTGCAAAAGATTTATTAGAAGTGGATAGTCCTGACTTGAAATATGGTCATGCTGGTAAAGGTTCTGAAAAGAGCCGCCGTATCCATGATTTCTTTTATACCTGTTGCAATAATTTTCCTCATGTGGTGTATATTGTGGGTAACCACGAACACTATCATGGCGATTTCAAAGATACGATTCCACACTTAAAGAAAATGTTAAAGTATTTACCTAACTTGCAAATCTTGGACAAAGAAGTATGGACTTTACATGATGAAGTTACATTCATTGGTGGTACTTTATGGACTGATATGAATAAGGAAGATCCTTTGACATTGTTTCATGTTCAACAAAGAATGAATGACTTCCGTTGTGTTGACAATTCTAATCGTATGGTATCTCGTAAGGTTCCAATCTACGAAGAAAATCCATTATACACAGAAGATGGTAAGAACGGTTCAAAATATACAAAAACTGAAAACGGTTCTCACAAGCAGATTGGTTTCAAACACATAGAAAGCGCTTCTCGTTTTTGTCCTGAAGATGCTGTTGTAGACCATCGTAAGATGTTGGATTACATTCGTGTTGTAACAGAAGGTCAACATAGCAAGAAGTTTGTTGTGGTTGGCCATCATACGCCAAGTCCGTTTAGTGTTCATCCAAAATATGCACATGATAATTTGATGAACGGTGCTTATCATTCCGACTTGATTGATTTCATTTTGGAAAGACCACAAATTAAATTATGGACTCATGGACATACACATGAAGAATTTGATTATATGATTGGTAGCACAAGAGTGGTTTGTAATCCTCGTGGTTATGCTGACTACGAAACGATTGCAGATAATTTTAAACTGAAGTATTGGGAGATATGATGGTAAAAACAAACGGAACATTTAAGTTGAGCAAATCAACTAAGCGTATGATGGCAACTATGGCTAATTCTAGTGATAGAAACCATTATAAGCGTATGATGATTGATGCTGAAGTTGCGGAGATTAAAGCTAAATTGGCTAAGATTTCTAAACCAAAAAATGAAGCCAAAGTTTCTTGATGCTCATATGAAGGCGGCTGAGGTTTACTCTCAGCTGTCCTCTGCAAAAAGATTACAAGTTGGTTGTGTTGTTGTTAAAGATAATACAATCATTGGTATTGGTTATAATGGTATGCCAAGTGGTTGGGATAATGATTGTGAGAAAAGGTCTTACATCAATATTGATCCTAAATGGCAATACTTAGATGAAGATGGTTCTACCTATTCATTAGTAACAAGACCTGAAGTGCTTCATGCTGAGAGTAATGCTCTTGCAAAGATTGCTCGTAGTACCAATTCTAGTGAAGGTGCCTCGTTGTTTGTAACTCATGCACCTTGCCTTGATTGTGCTAAGATGATGTATCAAGCTGGTATCAATAGTGTATATTATCGTAATTCATACCGAGATAATTCCGGTGTGGATTTTTTAAAAGAATGTAACATTAAAGTGGAACAGATATGAAAACCTACACAAGTAAAGTTTTGGAGATTTGTGAGAATGGTGATGCTATCGTTGAATTGCCTGATGAACTCATGGAAGAAATGGGTTGGAAAGTAGGCGATAATTTAAAATATGAACAAAAAGATGGAAAAGTTTTTATTAAAAACATAAGTATAAATGATACAGATAAACATGGACAACAGGGAACTAATCCAGTTCCTACGCAGGATTAAAGTTAGATTGCCTTACTCTAATGCTCAGTTGAGAGAGGAGATTCAGGCATTGATTGAACGATTAAAAATAGGACAGTAATTATGTTAGTATTACCTGATGAAATGGTTGGTCGTCCAGTAGGATTCACCTGTTCGACCTTTGATTTATTACACGCTGGGCATATTCTTATGCTTGCTGAGTGTAAGCAATTAGTGGATTATTTAATTGTTGGTATACAAACAGACCCAACAATTGATAGACCAGAAGTTAAAAACAAACCAGTCCAATCCATTGTTGAACGCTATGTTCAATTAACGGCTGTAAAATTTGTAGATGAGATTATTGTCTATGATACAGAAAAAGACCTAGAAGATTTGCTTATGTTCTTGCCTATTACTATGAGAATTTGTGGTGAAGAATATAAAGAAAGACATCTAACAGGTCGTGATATCTGTGATAGTCGTGGTATTAAAACATACTACAACTCTCGCACCCATCGGTTTAGTTCTTCCGAGTTAAGACAAAGAACTTATCAATCTGAATTAAACAAGGTATCAAAATGAATATCCGTGAAGTAGCGAAGAAATTGGCAATTGATAATAAATTGCCACGAGCCGACAAGTATGACTTGTTTCTCCGTGAGTTTGACAACATGGTTGAACTCGTTGGTTTTATCCAAGACCCAACCGCCGACATGAACGACTATCGTGGTCGTGAAATGTTATTTCCTAAACGCTGGGTAACTCTAGCAGTATTTCATGCAAGTGAGAAAGTAAATGTATAGAGTATATTTTTATATTAATGGTAGTGCAGCTGTGGCTGCAAGAGAATTTCCTAACCTTAAAGAAGCTACCGAATTTGCCAACAACCAACCGATTGAATCGGTATTAGAGATTAAACATTATGCCAATAAAACTAGTGACCTTCAAGACTAACCACACCATTATGGGTGATGTAACAGAATCATCAACAGATTCTTTTATTACTGTAAAACAACCGGTACAAGTTGTATCTGTTCCACCTAGGTCAGCTAACGATCCAGGTAGTGTTGCGTTTTCACCATTCTTAGAATATGCAGATGAATTTAAAACAGGATTTAAAATTAATAGTTCCGATATTTTAATCATATCAACACCTGTAAGAGAATTAGAGAATCAATACAATCAAATTTTCGGTAGTGGTATTCAAATTGCCTCAGCCATTCCTAAAATCTGATATAATGTATGAATGACTAATTACTATACAAATGTTGCCTCAGTTGGCAACAACATACTCTTTCGTGGTATTAAGAACGGCAGGCGAGTTAAACTTAAAATAGGTTACTCGCCTACTTTGTTTTTGCCATCTAAAAAACCTACCCAATTCAAATCGCTTGAAGGTGAATACCTTGAGCCAATGAAGTTTGAGACCATTCGTGAAGCTCGTGATTTTGTTAAGCGATATGAAGAAGTATCCAATTTCAAAATCTATGGTCAAACTCGTTATGAATATGCCTTCATCGCTGATGAGAATCAAGGCATGGTTGACTGGAACATGGATGATATCTCTGTTGCCATTTGTGATATTGAAGTTGGTTCAGAGAATGGATTTCCTGACCCATATCTTGCGAATGAACCAATCACAGCAATCTGTGTTACCTTTCTAAAAAGTTCAACAACTGTATTTGGTTGTGGTGACTATGTTGTTCAAGGTGATGAAACATATATCAAGTGTTCTGATGAAACAGAATTGTGTAAAAAATTCTTGGCATTTTGGCAAGAACATTATCCTGATGTGTTGTCTGGTTGGAATACAAAGTTCTTTGATATCCCATATCTTATCAATCGTTTTCGTAAAATTCTTGGTGAAGAAGAAACTAAGAAGTTATCTCCATGGAATATGATTGGTGAACGCAAGGCTGTTGTAAACAACCGTGAGTTGATTGCATATGATATGGTCGGGGTATCATCACTAGACTATATTGAACTATACAGATGGTATGCACCAGGCGGTAAATCACAAGAATCATATAAGCTAGATAACATCGCCAATGTAGAACTTGGTGATAGTAAGTTATCGTATGATGAGTTTGATAATCTACACGCATTGTACCGTGAAAACTTCCAAAAGTTTATTGAGTATAACATCAAAGACGTTGAACTCATTGTAAGAATGGAAGAAAAGTTAAAACTGATTGAACTTGGTTTGACTTTGGCATATGATACAAAGACCAACTTTGAAGATATCTTTGCACAAACTCGTATGTGGGATTCAATGACATATGCTTATCTACTAGAGAAAGGCATTGTTGTTCCACCTAAAATTGTTCAAAACAAAACATCAGCCTTTGAAGGTGCTTATGTGAAAGAGGTTCAAGTTGGTAAGCATGATTGGGTTGCTAGTTTTGACCTGAACAGTCTATATCCACACCTTATGATGCAATTCAATATAAGTCCTGAAACATTGGTTCAAACAGAAGATTACACCGATGAAATGCGTAACGTTATTATGCG